CTATGAACAGAGGATCACAGCGAAATGAGCGATGATGTATGCCCAAAGTGCGGCGAGTACCTAGTAGGAGATGGGTATAGTAATGGAGATCCTGTACGATGCCCTAACGCTTTAGAAGAAGATTGGTGGTATAGTGAACCAGACAGTGGGCCTTGGTACTGTAATTTTGAAGAGGAAGAAGAATGACAGATAGTGTAAACAAGCCTCCGCATTATACAGCACACCCAAGCGGAGTAGAGTGTATACAAATTACAGAGCACATGAACTTCTGCCTGGGTAACGCTACAAAGTATATATGGCGAGCAGGACTTAAACAGAATGAAGTAGAAGACTTAAAGAAAGCTGTGTGGTATATTAACAGAGAAATAGAGAGGATTGAGAATGGTCAAGAAGAGAGACTACGAGAACCTAAGCCCCGAAAACGTGCAGAAAGTGAAAGACCTTCTAAACCCTTCGGACGGGTCGAAGGCGATAACAAAGAAAGAGGCTTGCGGAATCCTGAATATTTCGTACAATACAGCGAGACTCTCTAAGATTATAGAGGACTATGATGAAAGAACCGCATATGTACAGTTACGAAAATCTCAAAATAGAGGTAAAGGCGCCAGCCAAATGGAAATCGCAGAAGTCATTCGAGATTACCTACAAGGGGATTCAATTGCAGCCATCGCTAAGTCCTTATATAGATCCTCCGGATTTGTCAAGTCCCTTGTGGAAAAAGTCGGTATCCCTAGTCGAGGCGTATCTAAAGAAGAACGGACTGAAGTAGGATACCTACCTGAAGAGTGTGTGGCAGAAGATTTCAAAGTTGGACAAATTGTATGGTCCGCTAGGCATCATGCTCCTGCAGAAATCTGCCAAGAGCTTTCAATACACTACCAAGCAGAACGTGCTGGTTTTAAAGATACAAACTATGAAAAGAAGTATGGTGCAAAATGCTATACAATATGGGTAAGAGAGCCTTTCGATACTGACAGAGAGTTCTGGATTAGTGGTATTGAGACTGGAGGATTCTTTGCAAGTTCTCTAGCGTATGACCTAGGTTCCCTAGAGCATTTAGAAAAATACGGAGTTGACTTCTCACGTTTATAAAAATATTTCTTGACAACTTCCTTATATTGAAGTATAATATAATTTCAAAAGTGAGGGAACCAATGGGCGACCGATTTTATCAACAACAACTTAACCGCTTGGGTACTTGCCCAGGTTCAAAACAACCAAAGAGGAAACGAAGAATGGCATGGGATGACGACAAGAAGGCTCAGGCAGTATCAATGTATGAAGAGCAAGAGCCTACCCCCGAAACTAGCATGGAGATTGTCAAAGCAATTGCAGAAGACCTAGAAGAATCTCCAAATGGCGTTCGTATGATTCTTACCAAAGCTGGCGTATACGTTAAGAAAACCCCTGCAGCCGGTGGAGCTACTAAAGCTGCTGGCGGTACTGGAGGCGGTCGAGTATCAAAAGCTGCTGCTCAAGAAGCCTTGATTGCTGCACTCTCAGACGCTGGACAAGAAGTAGACGAAGACGTAGTTTCAAAACTAACTGGTAAAGCCGCTCAATACTTTACTGGAGTTATTGGTAACGTAGCCAGTAACTAATTAATTTTTACTTAAACCACTCTCTTAGCGGAGAGTGGTTTTCTGCTATCTGGAAAAAGAACCTTAGAGTTCGGCAAAGTAAAAAATTTTACTGACCTGCTACCTAAGGAGTACTTGTGAAAAAAGAAGATCTAGCAGACCTTGTAAAGGATTGCGGTGACGCAATAATTACTTATCGGAGTGAAAACTCAAATAAGTTAAAGTATAATGTATGTACCCTGGATTTTTCCACTCCGTATATACAAGACAAGAAGAACAGAGCCAAAGAATCTGATAGCACTTTGCTATTATTTTGCTGGGATACTGATTCTTATCGTCTACTAAAACCAGAGAATGTTACTAGTGTAATACCTCTTGCTTCCGTTTTACAGAATGAGAGGTAGTATATATGTTACTACATGAAGCCCCTGAAATGTATGAAAAAGTCATTCATTACGATGAAGACAAAGAAGTACAAGTACGGCTCACTGTAAGTGCCTTTAGAGGTGTGGAATATTTGCATCTTCGTAAATACTATTTAGATTTCAACGAAGAATGGAAGCCTACACCAGAAGGAGTAGCTATGCCACTAGACTTCAACAACTCTAGAGAACTATTTGTTGGTCTAACTGAAATACTATCTCTGGCGGAGAGCAAAGAGATAATAGAAGAGCAGTTCCAGGACCTGATAGATAACCTTTACTTAAAATAGTTCTTGACAATTTCCTAAAACTTTAGTATAATATCTTTTCAAATTTGGGAGATAGTATGCGTGAATTTCTTGAAAAAGCGAGTATTGCTTACTTCTCGGGGTATCCTATAATCTCCGACAGTGAGTTTGATGCGTTAGTAAAAAAGTATAACTACGATCAAGTGGGCTATCAGGTAACTGATGGAGTTCCACATATGTATCGTATGTACTCTTTACAGAAGTTTTTCAATCTTGCAGAAGCTCCTACTAACTTAACGGACTATGTAGTTAGCCCTAAGTTAGACGGTGCCGCAGTGTCTTTACTATATGTAAATGGTCACTTGGCACTTGGATTGACTCGTGGGGACGGTAATCTTGGCCGAGAGATTACCGACAAACTCGAAACACTAGTCCCTCGTACTATTCCCTTGAAGGGAGAAGTACAGATTACTGGTGAAGTAGTTTGCCCCTCGAATGTCACCAATGCGAGAAATGTCGCAGCGGGGTCACTTAATCTCAAGGATCTGGCCGAGTTTCGTACTCGACCACTGACTTTTGTGGCCTATGATATGCAGGGTGTTCGTCACTCTACATATACTGAGACACTTTCTTTCTTGGCCCAGGAAGGATTTAACACAGTAGATACCTTCGACTACAGTAACTATCCTACGGATGGTATTGTATATCGTATAGATTGTACTAATTCTTTCAATAAACTGGGACATACAGCCCACCATCCTCGTGGCGCTTTTGCTCTCAAAGAGCAGAAGGAGGGTATGTATACAGAATTGCTCGATGTTGTGTGGCAAGTTGGTAAATCTGGGGTAGTCAGCCCAGTAGCCATACTTGATCCTGTCGAAGTGGAAGGCGCTCTTGTGGGCCGAGCTACTCTACACAACATTGAGTACATTCGCTCCTTAGAACTAGAAATTGGTTGCACTGTAGAAGTTATTCGTAGTGGAGAAATTATCCCTCGAATTTTACGACGTGTTGACCTTTGAAAAAATAGTTCTTGACTTTTACCTCACTTTTTCGTATAATATATTTTACTTTTTCGGAGAATCAAAATGCTGCGAGCGATCATGCCTCCTACAGACTGCCCGTCCTGCGGGTCAGAACTGGAGTGGCTGAATCAACTTCTATATTGTAAGAGTACCATTTGTGGCGCTCAGAAGCAAAAGAAGATAGAGCACTTTGCAAAAACTCTGAAAATTAAGGGCTTAGGCCCTGCGGCTGTAGAAAAGCTGGGTATTCAAGACTTCGATGAAGTATACACTCTCGACGTAGAGTATATGACTTCAGCTTTAAGTTCTGAAAAAATTGCACTCAAGTTGAAAAGTGAGATAGACAATTCAAAGTCTGCCCCACTTGACTTAGTGTTGCCCGCTTTTGGTATTCCATTAATCGGAAAAACGGCAACGAAGAAGCTGTCTGAGACTGTTAAAAATATTAGTGAAATAAATACAGACACTTGTATGCGTGCCGGATTAGGCCCAAAAGCGACCGAGAATCTTATGTCTTGGCTTATGAATGAGTTCTACACTTTCTACGATGGGTACTTACCTTTTAATTTTAAATTTGCATTTGTGGAAAAAGTAGAAATTAAAGGAGTAGTTTGCATTAGTGGACGTTTGAAGAGTTTCAAAACGAAAGCTGACGCTAACGAAACTTTGTCAAGCCTGGGCTATGAAGTAAAGTCTAGTCTTACAAAAGACGTAACGATTCTTGTGAATGAAAGCGGTATTGAATCGTCAAAAACTAAACAGGCCAGAGAATCTGGCATAAAAATTATTACGGATTTAAAATCCTATTTGGAGAACTAAGTATGGCACTTCCTAAGTGGACTGATGAGCGTACAGCTCAACTAACAGCTTTCGTCGGTGACGAGAGCCCTGTTTCACAAAACACTGTTGCAGAAGCAGCAGACAACCTCGAAACTTCTACTCGTTCTGTCTCTAGCAAATTGCGAAAGATGGGCTACGACGTAGAGCTGGCTTCTGCTCGAGCTTCGCGTGCTTTTAGCGAAGATCAAGAAGCTACTCTTGCTGCTTTTGTTTCTGACAACAGCGGTGATTACACCTATGCTCAAATTGCTGAGCATTTTGAAGACGGCGCTTTTTCAGCGAAGTCAATCCAGGGCAAGATTTTGTCTATGGAACTAACCGATCATGTCAAGCCTGCTCCTAAGGTTGAGACTGTTCGTACCTATTCCCCTGATGAGGAAGCTACGTTTATCGCTATGGTAAGCGACGGTGCGTTCGTCGAAGCTATTGCAGAAGCCCTTGATCGTTCTGTAAACTCTGTTCGTGGTAAGGCTCTTAGCCTGCTTCGCTCAGGTGAAATCGACGCTATTCCACGTCAAGAGCACACCAAAGGTGGAGCTAAGGAAGATCCCTTGGCAGACCTCGGTGATGTGTCTGGAATGACTGTCGAAGAGATCGCAGAGGCAATCGGCAAGACTGCTCGCGGTGTTAAGACTATGCTGACTCGTCGAGGCATTTCTGCTTCCGACTATGACGGTGCTGCAAAGAAAGAAAAGGCTGCTAGCTAAGTAGACTTTCTTTTGAGCAACCGTAGCGGGTGCGTTGCGGTTGCTTTTTTTATGTATTCGGGGAACTTAATTGAATATTGCTTCTGCATTAATCAAACAGATTGTTACGCTTCAGGATGCTGATACCTGGAGTTATCTGCGTAAGCATTATTTACCCAACGAATATCACACTATTTTTAGTATCATTGATGGACACTCACAGAAGTACCATTCCGTACCTACGTTCGAAGAACTAAAGTACGAGATACGAGATAGTGCTACACAAGAAAAACTCCTTGCTATCGAAGCAATGGAAGTTGAAGCAGAGCCTTCTATGCTGCTTCAGTATCTCAAGAATGAGTTTACTCAGAAAGAGATTCTTTCTTCTCTTGAGACTTATATTGACCACTCCATATCTTTTGAAGATGCGGAAGAGTCAGTATCCCATCTGCACCAGATTGTTCTAGACATAGAAGATAAAGTAGAGCTAGAACAGCCGCAGGAAAGTATGCAACGTATTTCCCTGTTCCCAGCAGAAGAGGAATTGGACAAGTACCTGCCCCTCGGGCTTAATGCTGCGTTTGACGAAGAGTTCAAGTTCTCTCCCCGAGATTTGATTCTTGTTGGAGGCAAACGAGGGTCAGGGAAATCCATAACGTGCTGTAACATTGCAAACACTGTTTACGAAACTGGAAAGTCGGCAATCTATTTCACTATTGAGATGGATAGTCGAGAGATTTTACAAAGATGTTGTTCTATCTCTACTGGAGTTTCCCACGAGAAAATACGAAAGAGAAATCTTAGTATGATTGAATGGGAAAAAGTTGCGGCTTGGTGGGCAAGTCGTTTTGTAGAGGGCGATGATAAATACTTAGAGTACAAAGAGCACAGAGACTTCGATCGTCTACACTACGAGCTAAAGACTAGCTGTGAGCTTCTCCCGACTCAACAGCTAGATGTAGTCTATGATGCTTCTCTTACTCTATCAAAGATCAGAGCCGAATTAGATAAAAAGATCAAGAGCGCAATGAATGTTGGTGTAGTTATTGTTGACTATATTAACCAAGTAAAACGTTCCAATCTTCCGTCACGCGCAGGTCAGTATGACTGGACTGAGCAGATCGAAGTAAGTAAAGCATTGAAATCAATGGCTCAGGAGTATGAAGTACCCGTTTATAGCCCGTATCAAATAGATGCCACAGGGGAAGCTCGCTTCGCCAAAGGTATTCTCGATGCAGCGGATGCTGCGTTCACAATTGATACTTGGAAAACAGAGGATGCTATTATGACATTTAACTGTACAAAGATGAGAAGTGGTAAGATGGGAACCTTCACTTCTTTTATGGACTGGGATACTCTAAAAATCGGCCCTGAGTCAGCACTTACACCAGATGAAAGGGAGGAAGACGCCCACAAAACTGGTGAAGAAATAAACGACATCTAAAAATAGTTCTTGACACTCCTGCTGATTTTTGGTATAATATATCTTCTATTGGCAGGAGTTTTTTTATGGGAGTCATACATGGATCAATGCGTCACACTGTCTCAGGCAGAAAAAAGAAAGTTACTAGAAGAAAGACTGTACCTCACAAGACTGGGCATATCACTAACGTTAGCAGACTTGCGTACCGGAGAAGTACCCCCGAATACGCTTCTGTGGCAGAAACAACTGGAGTTGCCGCTAGAGTGGAAGCGCCACGTTACACGGGAACCCTTGTTAAAGGTATCGGAACCATGCACAAGTCAAACGCAATCCCAATCATTGACGAAGAACAAATGAAAGATTTAGCGAGGATGAGGAGATGAAAACAGTAGGATTTTGGGTATATGATTTATACAAGTTTTTCTTCGACCTAAAGATTAATCCGTTACGTCATATACCAAATGCATTTACACAGTTTATTTTAATGTTTTATTTATCTGTTATGTGGACTGCCGTGTTTACAATCTATGCGGGTCAGACTATATATTTCGGATTAGGAAGTACAGCAGCACATCTACT